CATGGCCAAGGTAATGTACTGATCTAACTGCTGAACAGCTTCATCAAACTTTGCATACAACTCAAGCAATTTTACACTTTCTTTGGTCCTAAGTCTATTGGCTACTTGCTCTCTGCGTATTTCTACACGTAGATTGTCGCAACTACGCCACATTTTAAGCAAATCGCGACGAGCTACACCGCTTGAAATAGCAGTAATACGCTGTCTTATACTTTCGTGTAACTGCAAAGTGTCTTCAAACATGCTGTATTGTACCCGTTTTTGCCTAGCTTGTCAACCGGGCAGCCCATAAATAATACATACTTATAAGGAACCTTTCAGTGCCTAGATTAAGTCTTTGGAAAGACGGAAAACACAGCAACGACTATAAATTTATTGACCGTAGAGTCTCAGAAATGTTTACTATTTCTGGCACAGGGGTATTGTTGCACAAATATCTTGGACCAGCTTTTCAAGGAAACACCGGTGATGTAACACAGCCTAATTATATAAATCAATCCGAACGTAATATACAGGACCTACTGTTTTTAGAAAACCGCGATCGTGTCTATGATACTAGTGTTTATAAACTCCGAGGCATTTATCAAGTCAGCGACAGTGCTTTTGATTTAACACAGTTTGGGCTTTTTCTGCAAACAGGAACACTTTTTATTAATTTTCACATCAATGACATGATTGAAGTACTAGGAAGACGAATCATGAATGGCGACGTGGTTGAACTAGAGCACCTAATCGACTACGACACTTTGAACCCAGACTTGCCCACCGCACTTAAAAGATTCTTTGTAGTGTCAGACTGCGTTCGTAGTGCCGAAGGATACAGTCCAACTTGGTGGCCACACCTATGGCGCTGTAAAATTAATCCATTGGTGGACAGTCAAGAGTACAGAGACATCTTGGGCAAGATCACAGTTAGACAAAATTACGATGGTACAGAGTCTGTTAACACAGATAGCCTACGTGACTTGATCAGTACCTATGAGCGTTATACTGAAATTAGCGATGCTATTGTAGAGCAGGCCGAAGTTGACCTACCTAAGAGTGGTTACGATACCGACAGTGTTTATACCTACGATCGCGATAATATAGATGAGCCAGATTTTAAAGTGTCAGGCTATCTATCAGGTTCAGGATTACCTCCCAATGGGCTACCTGCTACCAGTGGTATAGTATTTCCTAGTAATCCCACCGAAGGCGATTACTGTCTACGCACCGACTATATGCCTAATAGATTATTTAGATACAATGGTTCAAGATGGGTAAAAATCGAAGATGCTGTTCGTACCAACATCACCAATAACGATACCACAAACAAGACTCTGCGTAATAGTTTTATTACCAACAGTGCTACATTCACTGATGTTAATGGACGAGTACAAACGCAGAAACAAAACCTAAACGACATACTTAAACCCAAGGCAGATTAATGAGTTCATTCTTTTATTCAGGTCAGGTACGACGTTTTCTAACACAATTTATAAGATTAGTCAGTAACTTTGAAGTACTGTTAGGTAAAAACCGCAACGGAATAAATTCACTGCTGCGTGTGCCTGTATACTATGGCGATAGTTCTAGAAACGTTGCCAGTATTCTAAACCTTAACAGCGAAAATACCATGCCTAGTGTACCTGCTATGACAGTCAACATTGGGTCAATTAAGTATGATCGAAACCGTGTTCAAGAACCTTATCATGTCAGTAAGGTCAATATCCGCCAGCGTGCCTACAATCCTATTACAGGAGACTACACTGATCAACAAGGAGACATGCTCACTGTCGAAAGACTAATGCCTGTACCTTACATGCTAACTTTAAAGTTAGATATCTGGACCAGTAATACCGAACAAAAATTACAATTATTTGAACAAATCAGCGTGTTATTCAACCCAAGTTTAGAAATACAAAGTTCTGACAGCTATGTAGACTGGACCAGTCTGAGTTATATTACCTTGGTTGACATAGCTTGGACCAGCAGAAATGTTCCAATGGGCGCCGAAGACACAATTGATGTAATGACCTATACTTTTGAACTACCAATTTGGATAAGTGCTCCTGCCAAGGTCAAGCGCATGGGTGTTATCCAAAAGATTATCAGCAGTATATATGATCCTGCAGACGGGATTACACCTGGCGCCGACACATTTGATATACAGGCCAGCATATTAACTTCTAGAAGAATTTTTACACCAATTGATTTAAACGTGCTGTACCTTGGTAACACCCTAAAATTATTTGTCAGTGACAATCAAATTCAGTTTAATGATCAGTCTGATCCGCCATATACCGACGGCGATTGGCATGTAGCTGTTCAAGGTTTTGGTGAACTAGCTAATCTACCCAGCACTGGTAATGTACTAGTTAATGGTATCAGTCAAGTCAGACTGGACAATGACAGCGGTTCAGTAGTTGGTACAGTGGCTTACCATCCTACTGATACCAGTTTGTTGATCTTTAATGCAGATGTAGACACACTGCCGGTGAACACGTTGGCACCTGTTTCAGGAATCATTGACCCATTGAACATAAAAGTTACATCAGCACTACTGAATCCTACTGTGGGCACCAGGTACCTATTGTTAAATCCCATTGGGGATGCTAGAAATGATGATGGCGATCCCACTACCATTGACGGTCCCGCATTGTGGAATCGTCTAGGACAGCCAGAGTTGGTGGCCAATGCTTATGATATTATTCAATGGAATGGTAGTAGATGGCTGGTGGCTTTTGACAGCGTGGCTACAACTAGTGTAGAATATGTTACTAATCTCAATACCGGAATTCAATATAAATGGAAAAATCAACAGTGGACCAAGAGCGTAGAGGGTCTATACGGCGTAGGAGCATGGAGCTTCGTCCCTTAACGCAGGGAGTTGGGGCACTGATCTACGCCAAGTCCACAGGTCGGTACTTGTTTTTAATGCGTAATGGCAGTTCCTGGAGCCTGACCTGGGCACTACCCGGGGGTAAAGTTGACCCAGGGGAAACTGTGGTAGTTGGTCTGGCCAGAGAAATCGAAGAAGAATTAGGTGGCCGCATACGTGATCCCAAACTGTTGCCCATTGAAAAGTTTACCAGTGACGATCGTAGATTCGTTTACCATACATTTTTTGTCAGCGTCAATGACGAATTTGTGCCTTTACTGAATGACGAACACATTGGTTATGCTTGGTTACCACTGGCAGCGGCTCCTAAACCATTGCATCCTGGGATAGCTAGAACCATGAACTGCGAACCAGTCATGGATAAAATACGCTACTGTGAACTTAACTCTTAATCAAGGTATAGGAAAAAATATAGTTACGCTGTACAATCAGCATACGTTTACCTTCTGAATCTACATCAATACCTGACAGGTCTCTAAAATTATGAGCTCGATTATAAAGATCCATGGAGCGCACAAAGGTAGCAGTGGATAGGTCAAAAGGCACCGAACAGTAGTATTCGTGTGCCATTGGGCCGGGATCTGTAGAAACTGATGTAGGATAAGCACTGAGCACAAGTAGCTTGCTGCCGTCTATACTCCATACATGATCAACTGGCCGATTACCACCTTTGTCAGAATCCATTACTAGTTCTTTAACATATGACATAGTGCCTATGTTGTAAGGTATAGACATGGCATATTCTCTAATACGATAGTTTTGAACTAGGAATAATGAAGCGCCGTCGGGTCTTATAGAAATACTTTCAAATGCTGTAACACCAGGTATAGCTTTGTATCGTACAAATACCGGATTCAGTGTCCAAGGTACACTCATTCTGTAATGATAGATATAGTTGCCGGAACGTAAAATGAATAGATCAGCACCGTCGTAGCTAAAACAAAAACCACCTGTATTATAACCATAGGGAAAACTAGGTAAATTTTTTTGGGTCGTGCCTGGCACAGCGGAGAAATCCCATGCATTATTAAACTGTACCAGATATATTGTTCTTCCGTTCACTATAAAAAAACTACGACCGTCTGGACCTACCTTAGCTTTTCCATTTGTACTGAGATAATAAAAACCACGTCCCCTTTGTACATAGCTCATATTAGTAGCCACTGTGCCTTCTAATGCGCCAGTATTGGTATCCCACGGAGTAGACATCGCATATCTCATCATACGAGTATTGGTACCGGCATACAATCTTGTACCCGATTGTGATGCTGCCATTGAATAAGTTATGTAATCATATTTTTTAGTAGCTGTACCAGTAGGTGCTGTGTGCATTTGTTGATAATTTGACGCGGTATAGCTGTAAACCTTACCTGCATAACTAGTAGAACCAGATTGTTCATAACCATCTAAAGTGTAAAATCTAGTATAATCTGATTTCCAGAAAAAATCTTGAGTCCACGACGTGGGCGGTGGTACATAGTAACCTTGACCACCTGCGGGATTTGGAGACTTCAAACTGGTTACATTCATGGGTTGTGATAAAGGTATTCTAGTGATTAAACCAGGATCGTAATTAGCTATATAGAACACTGTACCATCTGACGAAATATCCATCCCGCTAAAAACCGAACTCCCAACACCGTAGTTAATTGGTGTAGTGGTATTGAATTGACTAGGTAGCACCGAGTTTACAGGACTCGCAGTATTGATATTCCATTCCTGTGACAAACTATAGCGCATGAGTGCGCTACGATAAGGATCATTGGCATACGAAGAATACCATTGGCCTCCACCTGCGTACATGTTTCTACCATCGCTGCTGAATCGTATAGTCTTAGCAAAGTTTGGCGTCATGTTGTAACTGCCTCGTGCTCCGGTAGTGGGCAAGTACAAGGTATTTAAATTCCAATTTGTGGACATGGGAATACGTACCACATTCATATTTGAGCCAACAGAAAAAAAGTACTGTCCATCACCAGAAAAATCTATGCCATATATCGCAGAACTTATATCTGCGTTACTAAGTATTCTAAAATTTTTATTCCATTTGCTGGTTATGGTATCTACTTCCCATGGCGTGCCAAGTTCATGCACATAAAGATAACCACTGCGTGTTGTATAGAAACGTGCTCCGTCATCACTGAACCAAAGATCTTCTGCTGTAGTAGTGGTAACACCAAATTTAGACAATGATGCTGTATTTAAGTCCCACGGACTATATAAATCATACTGATGTATTCTACTATACTCTGTACCAACTATATAAAATCTATGCCCATAAGGACTAAACCATATACCTCGCTGATAGGTTTCACGAGAGTAGGTAAAAGGCCCATCTGCGGCTTCTATATAAAATCCGCAATACTGTCCACTGCGACTTTTTGATACAACGCCATTTTGATTGCTGCCTACATACCCACTGTATTTGCCAGGGTTAGATTTTTTAATGTACACATATTGGCCCGGCGAGGCAATACCTGCATGAACAGCAGCACGACCCATATGACTGTCACTAAGATATGGGTTACTGCCCCAAACACTACTACTTCCACTGGCAGTGGCATATACCCTAACAGTGTTATAAGGTCCACAGCCTCCGGGATTTTGATTTTGCCCTGGTGGCACAGTCCAGGTAAATGCGTGTGAAGCTGTATCTATATCCCAAGCTGTACCTAGGTTATACACATGAATTTTAGGTGGATATGTGCTGCCACCTACCCAACATTGGTAACCATCGGGTCTAAAATATAGTGAGTGAGGCGTTGTAGTCTGCGGGCGTAAATTAAATCTACCAGTTACCTGTGCATTAAACAGAGTGTATGGAGTTTCGCAGGTAAATTCGGTGATGCTGGCGCCAGTGATGCCACCGTAGTTTCTAGCATCCGCACCAATGATATAGAATTTATTTCCATTGTCACCAAAACGTAGACCGCGAGGATCGCGTTCATACCCTCCAATATAGGTTTTGTACCAACCTTCTGCTCCAGCAAAACGTGCAGTGCTTAACTCCCAAGGTGTAGTTAAATTGTATTCCCATATTCTCCTGGTGGTTTCCCCAGAAAAATACATTCTAGATCCATCAACACTGAACGCCAGGCCGCAGGGAAATGACTCACCAAAAGTAGAATTAGTTCCTATGTAAAGACTGGTACCGGTGTAGTATCCTGACCCTAAATTACCCGCCGCAGATAAATTAAATTGATAAATTCTTTGGTTTTGTCTACCTAGCACATACACACGAGTTTGATCGTTGTTGACAAACATATTAACACAGTTATTGTCCACTGAACTAGTGTTTAACTGTCCTACTTGTCGAGCAGTGGCCATTTGTCCCGCAGCGTCAATGTCAATGGCCACAACTGGTCTATAACTGACTCTGTTTAAAGTATAAAACCTAGTCTGGTTAGGCATGACGCTGAGATCTAGTGGATATTGAAATTGCCCGGTGCCGCCGATCTTGCTGTTGTTAGATATCATGTACAGATTAGTTCTTGGAAAGTGATTAAGACCTTCCCAAGTAGCCGAATCTATTTCCCATGGTGTACTCAAATTGTACTGTAAAATAGCCTGTGTTCTAGACCATAAAGCATACACACTGGTAAAAAACACCCACATCTTGCGTCCATTTGGACTGAATTGTATTTTGGTTGGATTTCTTGCTCTTAGATTATTATCCACTGGATCATAAACTTTTGACAAGGACGCTGTGCTGGTATCGTAAGCAGTGGTTAGATTAAACTGATAAATTTTATCATACAAAGATCCAACAGTGTATAAGCGTGTGCCCGAGTTGCCAAAACAAAATCCATAAGTTTGACTGTCGGTACTGTATACATTCATTACATGACTACGCAGTGCAACGTTGCCAAAATAGCCGGGTTTTTTTAGTTCGTAGGTATAAATTTTACCAGTGGGACGATTGATGTAAAAAATTTTATCTTCGGCAGGCGTGATTTCTACATCATCAACGATTAGACTAGTATTGATAGCAGGCCATGTTTCATCACCATCCCAACTCATCGCGCCCAGAGAATAAGGCCCAGAACTTATATTAATTACTTTAGGCGTTACATTGGCTGTGCCGGCTGCTGCCTGCAACATCAAATGCAGTAACATTAGGCCGAACTCCCGACCCAGGCTCCATAAAGAGTGTTATTAGCTTTCCACAGTACTATGGCATCGCTACCAGTCAGTGTAGGTGTAACATTACCTTTGTCTGTTACCCAAATAATACTAGGCCAGCTCACGTTCCAGGTATTGGCACCTGTTAGCATGAGCAATATACTGGTTCCATTTACCAAACTGTCAGTGAGCGCGGTGTGCGTAGTCAGTGTTTTAATTTGTATAGGACCATTATTAGGATCTAGCACATTTGCTGTCATGGTGTGAACCTGCATGGTCAACGCACGATTTACTGTGACTCCATCTAGAGTTTTCTGACTTATCAGCTGAGCACCGGTGGTTCTAACCACCGTGCTGTCCACCGAGATAGATCCATTGGTTATAGCAACACCAGATCCTGCACTAAAATGACTGCGTACTTCTACTGCTGTAGGACCTGTGTAAGTAAACACACCAGATGAAGGATTGTATGTTAAACTTCCATCGCCACCACTGTCTACTACACTGATAGCATTTAGTGACGTTAGAGGTCCAAAACTAAGATTCCAAGCATTACCGTCGAACACAAAGGTTCTATTATTAATGGTGTAACTTTGATTTGGGACTGGATTTGATGGAAAATCTAATGGCATAACTGTATTTATTAGTTAAAAAGTCTAGCTAAAGGTAACTGTACCAGTACCACTGTATATCAGATATACTTTGTAACCACCACTGGCTCCGCCCCCGCCTACACTGAGTCCCGCGGTAAATGATGCTGTAAAAGTATCTGGTATGCGTATTGCTATGGCTCCACTGCCTCCATTTCCGCCATTGCCTATACGCCAATCAGTGGTATTAGCGGTTCCACCACCACCCCCACCACCA